CGCGGTCGCCGTGCCGCGGTCGCCCGCGGTCGCCGTGCCGTCGCAGCCCGCGGTCGCTGTGCCGACGACGCCCGCGGTCGCTGTGCCGTAGTCGCCCGCCGTCGCTGTGCCGTCGCAGCCCGCGGTCGCCGTGCCGCGGTCGCCCGCGGTCGCTGTGCCGTAGTCGCCCGCCGTCGCCATGATCGGCGCGACGACGCCGGCCCCGATCGCCCACCCATCAAACTCCGCGAGCGGCGTTGACAAGATCGCGACGTGCGCCGCAACATCAGGGATCGTCAGGGTGCCCGAGGGCGCGACGAGATCGAACGCGGCGATCCCCTCTTCGCAAGCGTCCAGGCTGACGATCTGGTCGCGTGTGATTGTGATCGGGTAGTCCATGGGTCCGTCCTTTGTTTCTACCGGTTCCGTCCGGCGATGTCTCCACCTACCCACCTGGGACGCGCCGTGTCAACCAATCCGGGCGCGATTCTACCCCGGTTGCTCTTCGTGGTTTGCTGTGATACCGTGCTGGTCTACACTCTCGGAGGATCGAATGATTGTGATCGGGGTTGATCCTGGGCTGAAAGGGGCGATCGCTGCCATCGACGGCGATCGGGTGGCGTACCGTCTGCTAATCGACTGCTACGATCCCGACGGCGCCCGGATTGTGCCCGCCCTGTTCCGCGCCGCCGTGGCTGCTGTGGCTGCCGAGCTGGGCGGGGATGCCGTCGCTATCGGTGTCGAGCGTCAACAGGCGATGAAGAGGCAAGGGCGGACGCAGGGGGTATCGTCCACATTCAAGACCGCGATTAACTACGGCCTAATCCTCGGCCTCTGCGACGGGTTATCATACCCCATATATGATCTGCATCCCAAGGTCTGGAGACGGGAGGCGGGGATCACCGTCGCAAAGGGAGCCGATCCGAAGATCGCCACGATCCGCCGCGTTAAGTCGTTGTATCCCTTGATCAATCTCCGACCGGGCGAGGGTAGGCGGAAGAAAAGGACCGATCACGATGGCATCGCGGACGCCGTTGGCATAGCATTGAGTGCGCGGGCAAGATGCACCGCAAGCAAAGGGGGATCGGATGGCTGAGATCAAGCGCAACTGCTGGTCGTGTGGATGGGCCAACGGGACATCGTGCACCCTCCCATGGAGTGACGACAACTACATCAGCGTCGGCGACTTCGTAGCCGAGCACTGCCCGGCCGCCGACGGGATGCCCACCCGGGACGCCGACAACTGCCCCGGGTGGAAGCCGACGCCGGGCGAGGATGCCCCCGGTGCGGCCCCGGCGGTTGCGACCATGCCCGACGATGCGCTAAACCTCCTGGACCGTGTGGCGGCGCTGGAACGTGCCGTCCGTCGCTTGGAGTCTGGAGATGGATCCGATCGCTAATGTAGCCCCACACACCGCGGCCTTGCTGGTCGTAGTTGGGCTTACTTTCATCTTGGCCGCCGCTGCTGATTGGTGGGACGGCCGAAACAACCGAGGACGAAATGAGCGCAACGAATCGAGGCGGCAAGCGGGATAAGCTCGACCGGTACTATACCCCGGACGTTTTCGCGCGGGCCTGTGTCGCCCGCATGACGATCCCCGAGGGCGCTACCGTGTTGGAGCCTTCCGTGGGTGGCGGCGCGTTTGTTCGCGCCGTTCTCGCTGCTACCCGTGGCACGGCAGACATCGCCGCGGTGGACATGGATCCCGACGCTGACGGGTTCACGCTCTGCGACGAGATCACGATCGGGGATTTCCTCGATTACGCCGATCTGCTGGCCAATCCCGGCTATGACCTCGTGATCGGGAATCCCCCTTACGCATTCGCCGCGGATCACGTTCGCGCCGCCCTCAAGTGTGCGCCGCGGGTCGGTTTCCTCCTGCGGCTTAACTTCCTGGAGTCTCAGAAACGCGCGCAGCTCTGGAAGGATACCCCGCTGGCTGCCGTTCACGTCTTCTCGTGCCGGCCGTCGTTTACGGGCGGGGGTAGTGACGCCACCGGCTATGCGTTCTTTGTGTGGGACAAGGCGCACAAGGGGCCGCCGTCGCTTCACTGGGTCTTTCCTTCCGATCTCGGTTGACCCGTCGCGATCGCCCCCATTAGATAGAACCCATCAAGGAGGAATCTTGAATCCCGACTACGCATCATTCATCGAATCCAAGGCTACCGCGCATGTTCCCGCAGGGTTTGACGCGGACTGCTCAGACTATGACCTCTTCCCATTTCAGCGCGCTACCGTGGAATGGGCGCTAAACCTCGGGCGCGCGGCGATCTTCGCGGATACCGGGCTGGGAAAGACCTTCATGCAGCTCGTTTGGGCGCGGAAGGTTGCGGACCACACCGATCGCCCGGTCATTGTGATCGCGCCGCTGGCCGTGGTTCGGCAGACCGAGCGCGAGGCGGCTAAGTTCGCGATCCCCGGCGTCAAGGTGATCGGGTCGCAGTCCGACATGGACGGGCCGGGCGTTTACGTCATCAACTACGACGCGCGACACAAGATCGATGCGTCCGTATTCGGTGGTGTTGTCCTGGATGAATCGTCCATCCTGAAAAACGCAGTAGGGCGGACCCGCAACCAGCTGATCGAAATGTTCCGCCAGACCCCTTACCGGCTGGCATGCACCGCGACCCCGAGCCCCAACGACCATACCGAGCTGGGCAACCATTCCGAGTTCCTCGGGGTGATGGACGAGGCAATCATGCGGGCGCGGTGGTTCGTAAACGACCTCGGGGATACCGTGCAGCCGTGGCGTCTCAAGCGTCATGCCGTTGACGATTTCTGGCGGTGGGTGTCCTCGTGGGCGCGGTGCATCGGCAAGCCTTCGGACATGGGCGACTATTCCGACGACGGATACGACCTCCCGCGGCTGAACATCGTAAAGCATTCGGTGGCCGTGGATCTCACCAAGGATCGGGACGATGGGATGCTGTTTCGCATCCCCGATATGTCCGCGACTTCAATCCACAAGGAGAAGCGCCGCACAGCGGGCGCTCGGGCGCAAAAGGTCATGGATCTGATCCGTGCGAAGCCTGATGCTGATTGGGCGATCTGGTGCGACACCGACTATGACCAGGATGCGATCACCGCGCTAATCCCCGACGCAATCGACGTGCGAGGGCGTGATAAGCCAGCGGACAAAGCCGCCGGGCTCCTGCGGTTCTGCGACGATGGAGGCGTGGTGATCACCAAGCCTAAGATCGCCGGCATGGGCCTAAACTGGCAGCACGCGCACAATATGGCATTCATGGGCGGCACCTATTCCTATGAGCAGTTCTACCAGACGGTGCGCCGCATGTACCGGTTCGGGCAGACCGAAGAGGTGAACGCCCACGTGGTTATGGCGACCACCGAGCTGAGCATGTGGAGCGCCATTCACAGAAAGTCCACCCAGCACGAGCAGATGAAGGTTAGGATGTACGGGGCCAGCAAGAAAGCTGCCCAGCGATACGCAAACCGGACCCACTACAACCCCAGCATGAGCGCGCCCGTTCCGGCGTGGCTTCACACCCGATAGAGGACACAATGATCAAATGCCTAAACCACGACAGCGGATCATCCTGGACCATGTACAACGGCGATTGCGTCGAGGTCGTCGCCCAACTTCCCCCGGCGTCTATCGACTGCGCGATCTACTCCCCTCCGTTCTCGGATCTGTTCGTCTACTCGTCCAGCGAGCGCGACATGGGTAACTGCGCATCTGACGACGAGTTCAGCGAGCACTACGCCCACCTCCTTACCGCCATGTTCCGCGCGGTGCGCCCCGGGCGGATCTGCGCGGTGCATGTCTCCGACCTCCCCGCGCGCAAATCGAAGGAGGGCTTTATCGGCATGCGCGACTTCTCCGGCGCTGTGATCCGGGCGCATCAGGCGGCCGGATTCCACTACCACAGCCGGATTACGGTCTGGAAGGATCCGGTTACCGAAATGCAGCGCACCAAGTCCCATGGTCTGCTCTACAAGAATATCAAGGACGACTCGACCCGCAACCGCGTGGGGTTCCCTGACTACATTCTGATCTTCAAGCGGCCCCCGACCAGCAAGGCCGAGGAAGATTCGATCGTCAAGGTGTCCCATACCCCCGCGACGTTCCCGCTTGACCAGTGGCAGAAATGGGCATCCCCCGTTTGGACCACGGAAGGGCAGACGGGCGCGGACACCTTCGAAGCGATCTCTAAGTCCGTGTGGATGGACATCGACCAGAGCAATACGCTGAACTTCCGCGCCGTCCGCGAGCACGCAGACGAGAAGCATATGTGCCCGCTCCAGCTCGACGTTATCGAACGCCTTTGCGGGCTCTACACCAACCCCGGCGATGTGGTCCTCAGTCCGTTTGGGGGGATCGGATCCGAGGGTGTCGGGGTCTTGCGCCTCGGTCGAAAGTATGTCGGCGTCGAGTTGAAGCCGTCGTATTTCTCTGCGGCTTGCGCCAACATGCGAGCCGAGGAAGACGACCGACAGGGTGTGATGTTCTAATGTGTCGCACCTGCACCCATGGCAAGATCGCGAGGTGTGGTCACCCGATGGTCGCGCCGTTCTCAGGCGAGCCGCCCACCGAGATCGGATCCGCGATCCTGGATTGGTGCGCAGGCGCGATCGTCGTGCTACCTGATGGGAAACGGTCGGGAGCGCGGAAAGATGCGCCGCCCTGCCCTGGGTTTGCGTTGGATGGTTGATTGATTGATGGGCGGCCCGATATTGGGCCGCCCTTTTGCTAAAGTATGGAGGATGGATTGACTACCGCACGAGTCCAGTTGAGGCCGTACCAGACCGACGCGATCGACGCGATCCGCGATCGGTTTGTCGCTGGGAATGATGCCGCGCTGCTTGTCATGGCGACCGGCACGGGAAAGACCCACACCGGCCTAACCATGGTCGAGAAAACGATCCGCAGGGGTGGCCGCGTGCTCTGGCTGGCCCATCGGGACGAGCTGGTCCGCCAGCCGATCCGCGCGTGGGAAGGGCTCGCGCAGTTTCGGGACGCGGGATCCGCTGGCATTGTCCAGGCCGGATCGCGGCAGTACGGCGCCGATTTCGTTACCGCGTCCGCCGGAACCATCGGGCGCGCGCCGGACGATCCAGACGGCGCGCTCGCCCGGGTAATGTCCGGCTCCGACGATAAGCCCGTGCGTCTGCTGGTCGTAGACGAGTGCCACCACTATGCGGACGACGGCCGCGGGATGTTTGCGAAGATCATCCCCGCGCTAACCGCCCATGCGGATCGCCTCGGGATCTCACCGCCGCGCCGCATCGGCCTAACCGCGACCCCCGAGCGTTCCGACGGTCGATCCCTCGCGGGCATTTGGGGCGACGGTCCCGCCTATGTCTACGGCTACCGGAGCGCCATCGAGGATGGCTACCTCTGCCCGCCGCGGTTTGTCCTGGACCGCATGGAGCTGCCCGACGACGTAGCAGCGCAGGTAGCCGCCGCTCGGGAATCTGAAGATGGCGTAGACCGCGAGACGGCCCGCGCGCTGCTCGACGCGGGTTTGGTCGAATGGACGATCGAATCCATGGGGCGACACCTCCGCGGGCGCTCTGTGATTGTATTTACATGCGATCTCAATCAAGCCGGGCTGATTACCGAGGGGCTACGGGGGCAGGGTTGGCGCGCGGCCGTCGTCTCGGGGTCTACGCCCTCGGGGCAACGTCGGGCACTCCTGCGGGCGTTTGATCGCGGCGATCTGGACGTGCTGGTAAACTGCAACGTCCTGACCGAAGGAACCGATCTCCCGCGGTGTGATGCGCTCGTGATGGCGCGGCCGTTCGCCTCGAAGGTGCTCTATATCCAGGCGGTGGGTCGGGGGCTTAGGCTCTTCCCTGGCAAGACCTCGTGCCTTGTGCTGGACGTGCTCGGGTCGAGCGAGGAGCACGATCTAACCCATGCCGTGGGGCTACTGGAGGCGGGGCAGGACGGCGATCGCGAGCCCTTCGACGGGATGACCAAGCGCGCGATCCCCTGCACAGATGGCGACGAGATCGCTAAGGGTTCGAGGGTTGGCGTTGAACCACGCGAGGACACCCCGGAAGGCGACGAGCGCGAATGGTTGATCATGGATCTAATCGTCGGGGAGGACCACAGGATCCCCCTTGTCGAGCCGATCCCCGTTGCGCGCCCTCGGGACGTGGTTGGGGATGGCGATGGCAAGATCCCGCTGCCCGACCTGCTACGCGAGCGGCGGCGGGTTGAAGCCCACTGGGTCGCGGTTCCAGGTTCGGACGGTCGCGCGCTCGTGTCTGACCTTGGCGGTAACGGGCGGGTCTGGCTGGTCAATGTCTGCCGCGGCGATGACTGCGGGTGGATGGCGTACCACATCCCCCGACGCGCCCACAAGCCGCGCCCGCTCGACCGATCCCCCTTGGATCTCGGATACGCTCAGGCGTTGGGGGATGACCTGTTCCGGCAAGCTGAAAAGCTGGTCAGGCGCGGCGCTGCATGGCGCGATGGTCCGCCCTCAGAGGCGCAACGGGCGATCGTCCAGCGCGACGAGATCGCAACCACGGGCTACACTCGGGGAGACTACAGCGACGCGATTAGCGGACACTACGCCGCTCGGTTTTGGGCTAAGCATGGGATCGATAAGTTTCAGCGAGAGATCAAGGGATAACATATGCTTGTGACGTTTTACCCGCACTTGACCGCTACCACGGCACCGGTCGGGCGCGATCTCGACTGGCCTACACTCGTGCGCGCCCTGTCGGATTTCCGGTTCATTGCGGGCGACAAGGACCTGCGGCGCCGTCAGTGCCCGCTATGGTCGCCGGCCCAACTCACCGCGCCGCGCCGCCTAAACCGCAACGTCGGCGCCGTGTCGTGTCTCGTGCTCGATTATGACGATGGGCTCTCCCTCTTCGACGCGGCGATCCGGTGGGAGGGCTACCGGATGCACGGGTATACGACCTGGAGCCACACGACCGCCGGCCCACGGTGCCGCGTCGTTCTGCCGCTCGCCACCCCGATCCCCGGGCGTATGTGGAGCGGGCTGTATCGGGACATTCTGTCACGTCAGGGTATCGACGCGGATCCGCAGTGTATCGACCCGTCGCGAGCGTTCTACCTGCCTGCGATCGGCGCTGGCGGTCCTCACTCGGTGCATACGG